GTTGAAAGTTCCACAATGCATTAAGGATACGCCTGATGTTCCTACAATCAACAATGCCTCTGGTGGTGTTGATGGATGGACTCATCTGTGTTGGGGGATCAATACAATGCGTGATTTAATGCAGCTGCGTCCTCAAACAGAGGACTATGTGAAACCTATGGAAGGCGTGATGTTGGTATTCCCACAGTGGTTGAAACATCAAGTGTTGCCATTCTTTGGTGAAGGTGAAAGGCGTTCAATTGCTATGAACTGGAATGTAAACGACAGTGAAGAAGAGAAACGTAAATATATGTCAGATCGTGAGGCAAGTTTATATGATGAACAAAAATCAAAAGAATCCTGATTACAAATACAATGAAGGAGATATTCTTGCGAGATTAAAAGAATACATCGATTCCACTTATGATGGACACTATAGCAAGAACATTTTTCAAGCTACAGAGTTCATCATAGATGGTGGTCATGGCGAAGGTTTCTGTATCGGAAACATATTGAAATATGCACAACGGTATGGAAAAAAGAATGGCAAGGACAAAAAGGACTTGCTAAAAGTGATACACTATGGTATCATTGCACTTTATATTAATGAGATGGAGAATCTAGATAATGAAACTAAGTGATAACACGGTATCTGTATTGAAGAACTATTCGACAATCAATCAGAACCTTATGATTAATGCAGGCTCGATAATAACTACAATGTCTGCTATGAAAAACATTGTTGCTCGAGCAACGGTGAGCGAAACCTTTGAAAAAGATATTGCAATCTATGACTTGAATGAGTTTCTTGCAGCACTATCTTTGTTTGATAGTCCAGATTTGGATTTTCAAAATGACTTTGTAATGATGGGTAATGAGGGCTCTAGAAAGTCTCTCAAATATTGGTATAGTGACCCTTCCGTTGTCACAACTGTGAAACGAGAAATTACTATGCCAGAATGTGAAGTAAACTTTAAATTTTCGGATAAGGAATTGTCTGATATCACCAAGGCAGCTGCTGTTATTGGTGTGCCAGATATGGTATTGGAAAACGGAAGTCTTCGAGTCACTGATAAGAAGAACGATACAGCCAACCATTTTGCTATGGAAGTAGACTATGTTGATGCTGTTGAAACGGATCATAAGTTTTGGTTCAAAGTTGAGAATCTAAAACTTATGCCGGGAACTTATGAGGTTGCTGTATCTAAGAATAAGATTAGTAATTTCAAAAACTCTAACGTGGATATTGAATACTTTATTGCCCTTGAACCAGAATCATATTATGGTAAATAAGGGGAATATATATTATGGAAGAATTTTTATGGGTGGAGAAATACCGTCCAAGTGATGTTCAATCGTGCGTACTACCTAAACAACTAAAGAAAACCCTTCTTGAATATGTGTCTGCCGGAGAACTTCCCAACGTCACATTTTCTGGGGGGCCAGGTGTAGGAAAGACCACAGCTGCAAAAGCATTGCTTGAGGAGTTAGGCCTAACCTATATGATGATCAACGGTTCTGAGGAGTCAGGTATTGATGTTCTCAGAACCAAGATTAAAAACTTTGCTTCCACTGTGTCTCTGCATGGTGGTCGCAAATACTTGATTCTGGATGAGGCAGATTATCTCAATCCACAATCAACTCAGCCTGCATTGCGTGGGTTCATCGAAGAGTTTAGTGCGAACTGTGGATTTATTCTCACATGTAATTATGTGAATAGAATTATCCCTGCACTTATATCAAGGTGTCCAACGTATGACTTCTCTATTCCAAAGGATGAGAAACAAGAACTTGCTGGTGAGTTTTTTAAACATTCTTTGGAACTTCTCAAAAAAGAAAATGTTAATTTTGAACCGAAAGCTGTTGCAGCACTGGTGCAAAAACATTTTCCAGATTGGCGTAGAGTTTTAAATGAATTACAAAGATATTCTGTTTCTGGTAAAATAGATGCTGGTATCTTGGTAAATATATCAAGTGATAATATAAAAGACCTAATGGGTCATATGAAACAAAAGGAATTTACTAATGTCCGTAAATGGGTTGTTAACAATCTTGACAATGATCCCACTCGCTTGTTCCGTTCTCTTTACGACAATCTGTACGATTATGTGGATGGCTCTTGTATTCCCCATATTGTTGTTATACTCGGCGAGTATCAATATAAAGCAGCGTTTGTTGCCGATCAAGAAATCAACACGCTTGCTTGTCTAACGGAGATTATGGCCAGGGGGAAATTCAAATGAGTGTAAGAGTTTTTGATGATGTATTAAATATTGAAGATGCAAAATACATAGAAAATCTTGTTCTTGGTATGACTTATCACTGGGGAGCAAAGAGCCTAACACAGCAACACAGATATTATCCATTAGAGTTACCAAAGGGATTGAAATGGGGTGATTGGGAACCACAGTCGCCAGGAAATTTTCATTGGATTCGTAAGTTTGGTATGACTGAGGATTCCTTAAAAACACAAGGTCATGATTGGGCATTACAGTTATGGAAAGGTCTTTATACAAGATGTAAGTTGCGTGAGAGATTTGGTGTTGAAGATATGGCAGATTGCTATGTCAACGTTCATACCTATGGACAAGCACCATACCTTCATCAAGACCCAGGCAATTTCACTATGATATATTATCCTCAACTTAATTGGGACGAAAAACAATGGGGTGGAGGCACAACAATTTGGGCCCCAGAAATTCAAGAAATAGACCAAATAGAAAACTTAGAAGTTCTTGAGCATGTGCCATATAAAGGTAATAGGTTGGTAGTTTTTGATGCTTGGCACATGCACAGAGGAGAGCCAGTCTCTAGAATTTGTAAAGAAGCCCGATACGTTATCGTGTTCAAAACTATTGCAAATGGTGGAAATAATGAAAGGTTAGGTTTTTATGATGGATGAAACAAAAATACACGTTTATGATAATGTCATGTCAGATCATGATTCACAGATGATTAGTGACATAATGTCAGACACGGAATTTCGGTGGCAGTACTACCATAAATCTGACCCTGATCAATTGGTATATCATTGGCATCGCCTTGCTGGCAGAACAAAAAAAGAAATAACGGATAATGGATTTGAGTGGTTGCTTCCTATGTGGGACCACTTTATGTATAAATACAAATTTAAGGATATTTATGGCATTGATACTTTTCGCAGAATTTATTTCAATGCACACACATTCGGAATAGAACCTCGGCCGCATACGGACGATGGTGATTTTACTATGATATATTATCCATTGATGGATTGGAGAAAAGATTGGGGCGGTGGCACTATAATCTGGAACGAAGATGATACTAAAATAGAAAAGCATGTTGCATACACTGGTAATAGATTAATGGTATTTCCTGCCAAAAGACTGCATCAGGCTCAACCAATACATATTGACTGTTTTCGATTACGAAGTTGTATCGTATTTAAATGTTTTAAAACAGAGGTGGATGATGCAAGACTCGATTACTACCAAAATTAAATTTCTAGAAGAAATGGGTGCTAATAGAGTTCCCCATAGTGGTCGATATTTGATTGATCACCTAATTGGTGTGCATGATATTCTTGTTGATTGGAAGCTTCCACAGTATGTTTGTGATGCTGGATTGTTTCATTCCATTTATGGTACAATGTCATTCAAACATCAAACAACAAATGATCGTAAGGGTATTAAGTCAATTATTGGAATGAGAGCAGAGATGTTGGTTTATGAATTTTGTTTGTTAAACAAACCAAGATTGCATTATATTGGTGAGATTCAAGATAGTCAAATAAAAGAAGACTTGGTTCATATAAATTCTGCAAATCACCAAGAACAAAACATTGCAACAAAAAAAGAAATGACTATGGATGAGGCATATGGTAATTTGTGGAATTATAATTCTGGGAGGCGCTCTTAATGTATGAATTAAAAGATTACCTAAACGCAATTAACCAAACAAAAGAACCTTTGTTAGATAGTGAGGATGAAACGTGGGAAAAGAAGTATCCACCTTTCGTTGTTAACAAATGCCTCATGCCATTTCAAGATACTATATTGTTTGTTAATGAGATAAACCAACTACCAAATATAGATAAGAAGTTACAATTTGACTTTTTCCTAAATAGTCTTAGACCAAGGAAACGATTTAGTCCTTGGGCGAAGGCGAAGAAATTAGATGATCTAGAATATGTTAAGGAGTATTATGGTTATAATAATGAAAAGGCCAAGGACGCTCTTGATGTACTAGATGATGAACAGATTTCCGCTATAAAACAAAGAACAAATAAAGGTGGAAGAAATGGAAGAAGTTAGTTGGAAACAAGGGGATATGTTAGAGATAACTCTAAAGCAACCCGATGACTTTCTTAAAGTTAGAGAGACACTATCACGAATTGGGGTAGCTTCAAGAAAAGAAAAGAAACTATATCAATCCTGCCATATTTTGCATAAGCAGGGTAAGTATTTTATTGTTCATTTTAAGGAGTTGTTTGCTCTGGATGGAAAAAATACAAACCTGTCTGAGAATGATATTGCAAGGAGAAATACGATTGTAAATCTTCTTAACGATTGGGGATTGGTCGATGTTATGGGTCAAGCTGAACCAGCTGCTCCCTTGAGTCAAATCAAGGTAATTTCCTTCAAGGAAAAAAGTGAGTGGTTGTTGGAAACTAAGTATAATATTGGTAAAAAACGGGAAGCCTAGTTTGCAAAAGTTCAAATCATTTATAACTGAAGAAGTTGCACCCGATAAGATAACAGTTCTTATCTTGACTAATTCAAAAGCAAAGAAACCAGAAATTGTTACTGGTATGCTACTAAAGGCGTGTGCAGATTTAGGGTTGCCTTGTTATAGAGTAGTGACAACTGAAGCTTGGGTATCAGATAATGATATCGAAAAGGGAACGGTTGCTATTAAAAATTATGATGGGGAAGAAAAAGATATTGTAGTCGAAACTGCTACTACAGTTGTTTTCGTTAGAGCTGGTGTTCTACAAGATGAGATTGGTCTTGCGTTACTAGGTACACTGCAAAACGCTGGTTGCATGATGATCAATGATCGTGATGGGATGGCAACATGTGATAACAAAATGTCAGCCTATACAGCGTTTGAACGAAACAATATCAACACTCCTCGTACATCGTTGGTCAATAATGAAAAAAGTATTATTGATGCTCATGAACGTATCGGTGGTAAGTTTCCTGTCATTATCAAAACTTTGACAGGAACGCAAGGTATCGGTGTTTCTAAGGTTGACAGTATGGAATCCATGATGAGTGTTATTCAGTCATTGTGGAAATTCAATGCACCCCTGATAATTCAAGAATTTTTGAAAATAGAGTTTGACGTTAGGACTATCGTTCTTAATGGTCGTATCGTTGCCTCAACTAAGAGAATTAAACCAGAAAAAGATTTTCGATCCAATCGCCACATGGGCGCAAAGA